TTATTTGCGCGGAATTCTGGGCTTTATGGTCAATTCAAAGTTAGGCTCATTCAGATGACCGCGCTTATTTTTTGTTAATTTCTTGTATTCTATAGATTCTATGAGTAATTTCAACAATCTGTTGCGTTCCGGAATAGATAAATCCCAATAACAGGAAAGCAGATCTTCACAAGCCGGCAGGAACTGTTCTATATTGGCTTCTCTTTGGCGTTCCTTGTCAAGTTCGAGTTTCAGCTGGGCAACATTTGATTCAGCTTCAGAAATTCGGTTTTGTAAACTGTCAGATCGCTCAAGAAAGACTTCTGTCGAGTAGACACCTTGTTCAAGCAGATCATACATGGTTCCCTTTTGCCGTAGAAGTTGATCGAGTGCCTGTTGAGCTGATTCCAAAAGAACTTCTTTTTCCGGAATAAGACTCTTGCTTGGCATCTGACCACTCAGACGATATCCTTCAACCCAGTCAGAAAGCGCGTTATAAACTTCTCGCTCAACAAGATCCAAAGGGCTGCCAATGGTAGGACAATCATATGTACTGCACAACATCAGATCATAAGGAACACGACTTGCAGTTCCGGAAGGTGGCCGGCGAATCATTTTCTTTTTGCACTCACTACAGACAATGATTCCTGCAAGCGGATTTTTGATAATGTTAGAACCGGCAGGTTTTGGTGATCCACAACCAAGATAACTCTGAGCCTCTGCAAATACATCGTGATCGATCAAGCGCGGATGCCGGCCGGAAACAATGGTATAGTCACTGGTTCTCGGACGTGCAGTTGTGAGAACACCATTTTCAACCGTTCTGACCACTTTTCGTTCGCCGATCTTAACGCATTGATCATACACAACATTAGAGAGGATTCCACGGACGGTGCTCTCACTCCAAAGTTTGGAATTACGTGGCTTTGTACCGTAACTATTTAAAGTACGAGTGATCGACCGGATACCGACACGTTCCGGACCGGTAAACATAGAAAAGATAAGTCGCACAACAGGAGCCTCGTTTTCATCAAAAGCAAGAGTCCATCCTTTCTCTTTTTCAAGTTTCGTTCTCCGGAAACCGTATGGTGCGGAGTTATATGGCCACTTTCCCTCAGAGATAGCGGCATAACGTCCGTTCTGCATCCTGCGCTTGATCGTCTTATATTCACGACGACTCATGAATAATCCAAACTCAAAATACTCTTCATCGAATTCATTGGCAGGATCATAGGTTTTGGAAGGCGTGATGATTAGTGTGTTGGAATACTGGAAAGCTCTCTGTACAACTCCCTGATCGATCGTATCACCACGAGCAAGACGTTCTACTTCCATAACAAGCACACCGTCCCAAAGGTTCTGTTCTACTTCGTGGAGTAACTGTTGCATAACAGGACGCGCAGCTATAGTTTCTCCGGACACAACTTCTCGGTAAATATTGCTGATAATAAGGTTATTTTTCTTAGCAAGAGAAAGAAGTGCACGTTCGTGTCTGGCAAGAGTTTCCCCTTCACCATGCTGCTCGGCTTCAAGATCCTTCCTTGATTTTCTCAAATAAATACAATACGACATGATATCACCTCCGTATATATTATGTAAAAAAGTACAAAAATAACAGCCATACACAGAACGTAAGTTCTGATTGTGCGACTGCACCGAAGATGATACAATATTCTTTGGTAAGACAGTATCTCTTCGGAGTTACTAAAGCACATTGGCGTGTGCTTCCCCAGTTGACCGTTCCTGTTGGCGCAGGAACGGTTTTTATTTAAGATATAAAGCCATCATCTTTCATCTGGAATATCTTTTTGTGTAGTGTTATCGTTGTCTTGAAACTTCTGGCCATCAAGAAGAACAGAGCTCCGAATATAATAAAGAAAGCACCGATTCCGACAGACGTTGAGAGTCCGGCAAGTCCGAAAGCAAGTAAGACAACTGACATGATCATGGCGATTACACGGCACAATGAGAATGTAGAAATTTTTGTGCGTTTTCCATTTGCTTTTATGATTGAATCTCTGTCCTGATCAAGTACACATCCAGTTTGAACAAGCGAAATGTATTTTTTCTTCTCACTTGATGTCAGCACTTTCTCAAGCTTAGATGGAATCCGTACCTCAGGGATTTCTGCGGCAGATCCACTGAAAGAACTGTTGGAAGATGAACGCGATCCATTTCCACCGATCCCACGATATACATCACCGACTCCAAAGGTTGTCTTGTTATAGACTTTATTGTATGCTGCCTTCTTCGGATCCTTTATCCATCCGACACCTTTCTGTCCGTATCCAGGAGACACGGATTTCTTAACAGCTCTTTTTACTTTTCCAGTTGTCTGAGCCTTAACGCTTTTCTTTAAGCTCGGCGTTCTCATTCCTACTTTCATCGTTATCACCTTTTCCTTCATGTAGGCACTGCAGAGTTTTGCAGATCGCCTGAATATCATCGTCTGACAGTTCATCAAAGTTGTTCAGCTGGCTCTGTATCGAGCTGATCAGAATATCTTTTGCGGTAGATTTTTCTTTGTCGGTTGTCTTTTGAAAGAAAACTGCTGTGATTGTGCTAGTCAGAGAACCGATCAGACCGATTCCAACAAGCATCAGAACAGTTGCTATGATTCTTCCCGGAATTGTTGATGGTGAGATATCTCCATATCCAACAGTTGTCGCTGTAACAAAACTCCACCAAAAGCCATCTGAAAAGCTCATTCCTTCCGCATAATGGATGGATATTCCACCGATTGCAATACAGATCAACGTTGCTCCGACCATATACTTAAATCCATTCAAGTCAAAGAAGAACTTTATATGCTTGTAGAGCCTTGCAAATCGTGCGGACGCTTTTGCTAGCTTCAAGAGTTTTAGCATCTTGAATACTTTGAATACCCTGAAAACTTTGAACAAAGAGTTGAATGGAATAATTGCAATCAGATCCAGTATGTTATTCCGAAAAAACTCTTTTTTATTTTTAGCAATCAGCAATCGTAACGCATAGTCTGCAATAAATATTGTGTTGATCGCAAAGTCAATGTCGCGCTGAATTGCAGAACATCCAGTTGTCATGTCATAGATTGCAAAGTAGACAGCTACGATTGCAAGTACGCTGAAAAGGAGATCATACAGAACAGAAAGTCGTTCTTTGTGTTTCATAAAACAAATTCTCCTGATTTCATTTAATATAATAAGCACCCCATCTCTATGCAAGAACAAATGTTCGATAAAACCATTGATTTCTAAATACAAATGTCGTATGATGAAATCAAGGAATTTCGAAGAGTGTTCTTGCTGGGAACGGAGGGATCCATAATGAATTATAAAAAACTCATAATAAAAATGCTTGACGAATTGGACGACACACGATTAAAAAATGTATATTTTTTCATTCGCGGAATCTTAGGACTGAAATAAATCAGTCCTTTTTTATTTGTATAGAATCCAAAAAGTCTTCCAATACTTTCCATCCAGTTTCGTCAAGAGCCGCCAATCCGGAAACAAGTCTCTTTTTAAAAGAATCATCTTCCTCAGTCATGAGCTGTCCGACAAACTGTGCGATTTCATCAGAGTAGGACAGTTTCACAAACATATCACCCTCTCCAGTACGGAGCCAATTTTCGTTGACATTATATTTTGTACATATAAGAGAAATAACTGCATCGATGGGTTCATTTCTACCGGACTCGTAAGTTGCTATGGTGTTTCTTTTAATTCCAATACCTTCAGCAAATTCTTGTTGAGTCATATCCAATTCTTTTCTTAACTTTTTTAGGCGTTCGTTCATTTTCTCACCTCTTTTCTTGATATTGATTATACAACATAGCAGAAAGAAAAGCAATACAAAAAGTCGCAAAATCACAAAAAGTCGCAAAAGCACAAAAAACAGATTGACAAATTCTATTATGCGACATATAATGTTCACATAGCAACAAAAACAAACGAAGAAAGGAGTAAGAAATGTCAGAGAAAGAAAAACAGATTATCAAGACACTTGCCGATAAGTTACCAGCAATGAGCGAAAGAGAAAGAGGATACCTCGAAGGAACGATCGCAACTGCGGCGGCAATGAGCAGCAAGAAAGAGGAGTTGGAGAAAGATGGTCCAGAGAAGAAAGTGGGGTGAGAAGAGATGAATATCTACGAGGAAATCTCATTGTTTGCAAAAAGGCAAAGGGATGAAATCGATAAAGAAAAGAAAGAAAGACGAAAGCAGGTATACATTGATCCGGATTCAATCATAGGAAAGGAAATTATGTATCAAACAGCGCTGCTTCATGAAATTCTACATGAGATTAGAGGAGGCAGAACCTCCCCTAAAGAAATTAATCATTCTCAAATGCAAAAACGGAAGAATCAAAAAACTCTTTGAGTCGCTGGAATTCGATATCTGTCCATTGATGTGAATGATTATCACGATAGTTGTTTAGTAATTCTTGCATATATGCGTCGAAAAGATGGAAAATGTCTTCTGCTTCTTCACGTTCTAAAACGTTGATACAAGAATAGTAGAGAGATTCTGCAGAAGCAAATTTAGATGCGGCAACATTTAAATTTGCAACAGCTACAGAATTATCAATCTTTTCATCAAAGACATAATCATGTGAGTATTGAGCAAACAACATGGCGCGGCGCATTAGAGATTTGAAATTCTCTATAAGAACTAAATCGTCGTTATTCATAATAAAACTCCTTTCTTTTGTACTCGGCCCTAGCGGGAGCCTGTAAGGAAAGTATAGGAGAAGAAATAGAAAATAGCAAGAGAGGTGAGGCAAGGAAAGATGAATATCTACGAAGCATCTAAGAAAGCATTGCAGGAGAAAAAATGCATGAGAGAAAATCCAACTGCAAGGGTAAAAGTAAAAGTGGAGACAGCAGGGACATGTACATTAATGAAATTAGATGGAAGCCACCCGGTCAAAGGATGGCAACCAACAACGAGAGAGCTACTTTCTGAATCCTGGGAGATTACGGAATAAATAGCAACAAGTACAAACCGTAACACATAAACTTTTCTAGGAGGTGATGCAGGTGATCGTAGAGATCAAAAAGACAGAAAGCGGATGCACATATAAATTCGATGATTCAGCTTATCTGGGGAAAAGCGAAAAAGAGCATGAAAAAGTGATCAATGATGTATCAACTATCATAAACGAGCATCTGAGATCAAGAAAGGATAAAACCGCTTAGGCGGTGGAAAGGAGGACAAGCGTGCAACAGAGAGAATTTGCTTTATACAAGAGAAGATTACTGAGTCTGATCCCGGCAAAATTGCAGGACATTCCAAACAGGGAAGTGAAGATCAAGTTTTTCCGATCCAGCCTGATTGAGCAGATCGAAAAGGAAAAGGACTGGCAGTTCACCGGGAAACAGGCAGCAGAGCTGATCAGGATGGCAATTTATCCAGATCTGAGATCGGAGGAAGAACGGATGCAGTACGAAGATTTCCTCATGAATGGATTGGACAGAGTTATGTCAGAGAATGAGAAATGAGCCAGAAAAGAGGAAGAAGGGAGAAAGACCACATATGGATTATCAGATGGACGAAAACACAGGAACTGGGCTGCTGCTCTGGGACATGGGAAGAAGCGGACGAGTACGCCAGGAAGAAGAACAAAGGAGATTACATCATATTAGAATGAGCCTTTGGAGAACAAGATTTATTACAGGGATAGGGATGCTGGTAGGTCTCTTCTACGCTTCCGGAGCGGCAATTACATATTCTGTATCAGTTATTGCACCGGAGTCAACGCCGGAGCGTGTCCTGATTGGACTAGCTGTATCAGTAAGCTTCTATGCGCTGAATTCGATCGCAAGGACACTGGAAAAACAGATAAAAAAATAACACTTCCGGAGGTAACGGAAGTGTTGAATGCAAGACTTTTGTCTCGCAGATATTAAAGACATTATTATCTTAACATCTGTGGGGCAGGAAGTCAAGAAAAACGGGGGTTCTGCCCCATTTTAATACTCGATTAAGATATTAAAGATAGAGGTATACGATGGCAACGAAGAGAGTAACACACACCTTCCGGAAAGGAGACATCCTGGAGGTGAAGGAATACCATGATGGCAGGTATGGAGCAAGGGGACTGCCAAGAGAAAAGAAGAGAAAGCCTACACCGGAGCAGATGGCAGTAGTGAATGCTATGAATAAAGCAGAGACAGCCAGACACAGATTGTTGGAGTACTTTGGAAAGGGGGACTACTTCCTGACGTTGACGTACAGAGTCGAGGCAAGACCTCCGGACATGGCGAAAGCAAAGAAGGATTTCACGAATCTGATAAGCAAGCTAAGGACAAGATACAAGAAAGAACAGATCGAATTGCGCTGGATCCGGAACATTGAGAAGGGAACCAAGGGAGCATGGCACGTTCACATGGTAATCACCGGATGCCGGGATACGATCCGCTGGGTGGAGGAATGTTGGCCACATGGTGGAATCTATGCAGAACAACTGGAGAAAAGCAAATACTACGAAGAGGATTTCTCACAGCTTGCATCCTACATCACCAAAAACGAGAAGGTGGGAGAAAAGAGGGAAGACGGAAAGAGGGACAAGCCAAGGCTCAGCGAATCCAGTTACAGCACTTCGCGGAACATGCCACTGAAACCA